AACAGTATTAAAAAGGCATGGAATGATTTTAACGGTAGCCATGTAGTATTCTGTCTCGAAGGTCGTAGCTGGCGTAAAGACTTCTACGAGCCTTATAAACGTAATCGTGCAGAAAGTAGGGCTGCGCTAACGCCTAAGGAACAAGAAGAAGACAAACTGTTCTGGGAAGCATTTGACGAATTCAAAAACTTTATTAGCGAAAAGACCAACTGTACTGTATTACATCATCCTCAACTAGAAGCAGATGACCTCATTGCAGGATTTATTCAAAATCATCCTAAAGACAAGCATGTCATTATTTCAACTGACAGCGACTTCTATCAGTTAATTGCACCAAATGTAAGTCAATACAATGGTGTCCAAGAACATCATATTACGCACGAAGGAATCTATGATGCCAAAGGCAAACGTGTTATCGACAAGAAAACTAAAGAACCAAAAGAAGTCCCAAACCCAGAATGGCTCTTGTTCGAAAAGTGTATGCGTGGTGATACCAGTGATAATGTCTTCTCAGCGTATCCGGGTGTCCGTGTTAAAGGTACTAAAAACAAAGTTGGTCTTACTGAAGCGTTCGAAGATCGTAAAAGCAAAGGATTTGCGTGGAACAATCTCATGCTTCAGAGATGGGTCGATCATGAAGGAAAAGAGCACAGAGTTTTGGAAGACTATGAGAGAAATCGGAGACTAATTGACTTAGCTCATCAGCCTGAAGATATTAAACAATTAATTAAAAAAACTATTGAAATAGATTGTGTTCCAAAAGACGTTTCCCAAGTCGGTGTTCGACTATTAAAGTTTTGTAATAACTGGGATATGAAAAAAGTTGCGGACAATATTCAGCAGTATGCTGAACCATTCCAAGCAAAGTACCAAGGAGAATAATATGCCCGTATACTTAATTAAGCCTCTTGAAAAGAAAAGCATTACATGGCACATAGAATTGTTCCGTGAAAATGCGGACGGTTCTACTAGTTGGGTCAACATTGAAGATCACTATCGTTGGGGACAGGGGTTCATTGAAGGAGATATGGATGTAAATTTACCGTATGAAGGTGAATCACAAGCATACGCAAAAACAAACTTTGGGTGGGGAGCAGAACTAGATGACCAAGTTGCTTGTTATTTTGAATTCAGCGATGATTTTACAGATGAAGAAAAAGAAGCATTTGAAGCTTCGTATCATGAAGGTGGAGCAGGTTGGATTTTTGATGGAGAACATGACTGGCAAGTTGAAGACGATTATCTGCTTATTGACGCTCCGTACCAAGTTAGCCTTTGTGAAGATGACGGTACTGTAATAGAAGAAAATGTAAAACTACGACCAAGGCCAGATCCCAACACTTCTTGGCCATGGAGTCCAGAATTTCCTAAACCAGAGGATAACGAATGAAGTGCGAATATTGTGGTGAAAATATTAAAATGCATTGCGATTGGAGGCAAGGAAGGTGCCCGCATATTCCTCCTATGCTAACAGATTACCACTGGAGATATTATAATCTAGTACAGTGGATTAAAGGCCTTTTTAAGAGATAAATATATGCGTACATTACTAAGGTGCCTTAGGGGCCTAGTAAAAGGAGACTAAAATGACAGAGATACATGCAAAGCCCATCGTTGATGGCAAATTTTGGATCGTTGAACAAGACGGTGAAAAAATTGCAACACTACATAAAAAAGAAAATAACAAATTTATTCTAAGTAGTGTTAACGGTGAAGTTATGTTTAACAAAAAAGATGACCTCACAAAAGAATTTGGAAAAGAATTTTTTCTAAAGAGTGATAAAATAAAAGTCACAGCTGCCGAACCAAATGAATGTCACGGCTATCCAACAAGTTGCAAACCATATAACCCAATGTACGATGTGCAACGTCGATTGCCGTTGTTTACAAAATCAAATGCCAGTAAGAGTCTTTACTGCGCTGGTTACTATATTATTAAATTTGACAAAGGTTGGGTTAAAAGCCACTGTCCTAAACTAATTACTATTGAACGTTATCCGTACAAAGGTCCGTTTAAGACAGAATTTGAAATGAAACAGGTACTTGCAAATGCAAAATCAAATTAATCTAACACCTTTTACACAGTTTATACAACAGGTAAGAAGTGCAGAAGCAAGTCAGGCTAAAGAAATTAAATTATCCATGCAACAGGCCAGGATGCTAAGTCTTGCACTAGCAGAGTGCATGGATAAACTTAATCAAGACTACGAAACACTATTTAATGAACTTAAACGAAGTCAAGATACAGAAGTAGTCACAATAACTATGGATGGTGGCGGTTTCTCTGAGAAATAAGAGATAAATATATGCGTATATTACTTGGATACGCATTATGAGTCGACCTAAACCAAAAATACTATTAGAGTTTACTAATAAAAAAACCTATAAGTCTGAACAGATTTTAGAAGCAGAAGCAATTTGGGCTGTGTTCTACAAGAACGAGCCATTTAATTTAAAGAGCTTTAATAGTTTAACTTCCTATCCTGGACCGAAATACAAAAAAGTTTCGTTCAGTAATCCAGGACACGCACATAACCTAGCAAAAAAATTAAATTTAACTTTTGGAACCGAAGACTTCCAAGTAGTTAAATTAACATCTGGTACTGTCGTGAAATGATTAGTAGAGACGTATTAACAAAAATTTTTTTACAACAATGGGGCAAAACCATTGACGAAACAAATGTTAATATGTATTCAAGAACATGGTGGCAATCTAATCGCGTTGGAAAAGACAATGCATTTCGTTTAAGTGATAAAGGCTACGAATTTTTGTTAAACGAATTGGAACTTAAAGCATACGAAGTTCCATTTACCGAACCAATCGAACTCAGTCCCCAGACTATTATATTTTTGGAAAGATATATCGATTGCCCATATTATCTTACAAACCAAAGTATTACAGTTTTTTCCGAAAAAAAGAGTTTTGAACTGTACTTGTTTTCGGACGATATACGCAAATTTGGACTGATTAAAGCAATGAATGAGCGTCAAAAAGATTTGGACAGCCAAAAATCTAGTTGACACTACGCCTTCTCGGTGCTATAATACATACATAGCGTAACAGTTTATCCCCGTGTATATTTTTTGAAAGGTAATAAAATGGCAGAAATTCTTAGCCGCACCGTTGGACCAAAAGGCGCAAAACGTTCGTTGCGTAAAGCGTTCAAAAACAAGCGTCCAATTTTCCTGTGGGGTCCTCCGGGTATTGGTAAATCCGACATTATTAAACAACTAGGTGAAGAACTTGAGGCTCATGTTATTGATGTGCGTCTAAGTTTGTGGGAACCTACTGATATTAAAGGTATTCCTTATTTCGATGCCGAACAAGGCAAAATGGTTTGGGCTCCTCCGCTTGAACTTCCAGATGCAGAACTTGCAAGCCAATATAAACAGATTATTCTGTTTATGGACGAAATGAACTCTGCGGCACCTGCTGTTCAAGCTGCGGCTTATCAGCTTGTTCTTAACCGCCGTGTTGGTACTTACAAACTTCCAGATAACGTTGTAATGGTTGCGGCTGGTAACCGTGAAAGCGACAAAGGCGTTACCTATCGTATGCCTGCTCCGTTGGCAAACCGTTTTGTTCACTTGGAAATGGCTATTGACTGGGACGACTGGCAAGAATGGGCTGTTGAAAATCGTGTTCACAAAGACGTTGTTGGTTTCCTTACTTTCAGTAAAAAGGACCTTTATGACTTCGATCCTAAATCCGCAAGCCGTGCGTTTGCTACTCCTCGTTCATGGTCATTCGTTAGCGAATTGCTTACTGATGATGATACTGATGAGTCAACTCTTACTGACCTAACTTCAGGTGCTGTTGGCGAAGGTCTTGCTGTTAAGTTTATGGCGCATCGTAAGCATGCCAGCAAATTGCCTAATCCTACAGACATTCTGTCAGGTAAGGTTAAAAAGATGGATTCTAAAGAAATTTCTGCACAATACTCGCTTGTCGTTTCATTGTGCTATGAATTGAAAGATTCCTGCGACAAAAATGCCAAAGATTGGAACAAACAAGTTAATCACTTCTTCCAATTTATGATGGATAATTTTGAAACTGAGCTTGTTATTATGGGTACCAAACTTGCCCTAAGCACTTACAAGTTGCCGTTGGATCCTGACGAAATCGACTGTTTCGATGACTTCCATGCAAAATTTGGTAAGTACATTGCACAGGCAACCGAAAAGCAATAAGTTGACAGGACCTGCGGGTCCTGTTATACTGTATGCATAGTTAAATTTAGGAGCAAACATGGCACATGCCGATCCAATTATTGATAAAATTATTGTAGCACGAGTGGGCTTGCTACTACGCCATCCGTTTTTTGGCAACCTTGCAACTCGTATGCAAATTAAAGAAGCTGACGATTGGCTTCCTACTGCCGCTACCGATGGGCGCCACATCTTTTTTAATCGTAAATTTTTCGAACCTCTTACTGTTAAACAAGTAGAGTTTGTTATTGCACACGAAATTCTACATGCTGTATTTGATCATATGGGTCGACGTGAAGGTCGCGATCCTAAAATCTTTAATATTGCCTGCGACTATGCTGTAAATGGTCAAATTGTTAGAGATCGAATTGGTGATCACAATCTACCCGACATTAAAATTTTCCACGATACAAAATACTACGGTTGGTCGGCTGAACAAGTGTATGACGAAATTTACGAAAAATATGACGAAGAACAATTGGCCGCTTTAGGTCAAATGCTTGACGAGCATTTGGATCCTGATGGCAAAGAAGGCAACGGGCAACCAAAGTATTCAAAAGAAGAACTTAAAAAAATTCGTGATGAAATGCGTGAAGCTGTAATGCAGGCTGCACAAGCCGCAGGGGCAGGTAATGTTCCTGCCAGCATCCAACGCATGATTAAAGAATTAACTGAACCTAAGATGAACTGGCGTGAAATTCTACGTCAGCAAATCCAAAGCACTATTAAAAATGACTATACCTTTATGCGTCCTAATCGTAAGGGTTGGCACATGAGTGCAATTTTGCCAGGTACTAACTACGAAGAAACTATTGATATTTGTGTATCAATTGACATGTCTGGTTCTATCGGCGATGAACAGGCTAAAGACTTCCTAAGCGAAATCAAAGGCATCATGGAAGAATATAAAGACTTTAAAATTAAAGTATGGTGCTTTGATACTGAAGTCTATAACGAAGCAGACTTTGATGGCTATAACATGGATACCTTTATGGACTATGAACCAATGGGCGGTGGTGGCACCGAGTTCATGGTCAATTGGGAATACATGAAAGAAAATCAAATTCAACCTAAAAAGTTTATCATGTTTACAGACGGATATCCTTATGGTTCTTGGGGTGACGAATTGTACTGTGATACAGTCTTTATCATCCATGGAAACAATACTGTTGTTCCTCCGTTTGGTGAATATGCGTACTATGAAGAAGTTAAGGAACTTGCATAATGGCTTTAAAAAACGGCAAACCCAATCCTCTTAATTATTTTGACTTACGCAGGGTTGAGTTTGCCGCTCCTCATTTTAAGTATACTACTATTGACAAATACAATCCTACACTATTAAAAAATTTAGATACATGGATCAAGCATAATCTTAATAGCAGATACTACATAGGGCAAGGTTTAGATTTAGATAACACAAATACTATCGTATATACTACCCGTATTGGATTTGAGTCTGAAAAAGAGCTCAGTTTCTTCACGATTGCCTGTCCCCTACTTCAAACGAGATAATTATATTAGTACATTATAAGGAGATACCATGACTGAAAACGTACAAAAAGAATCGGTTCAAGCACCTGAACAAGCTGGTGCTAAACCAGATCCAAATGAACTAACTATTCAAGATCTTAATGCCATGAAAGTTATCATTGATATTGCTAGTTCTCGAGGTGCATTTAAACCTGGAGAGATGACTGTTGTAGGTCAAACATATACAAAATTAACTACATTCTTAGATACAGTTGCTAAACAAGCAGACGCATCTAAACAAGGAGCATAATTATGCAAAATTTAAAACACGTAGGTAGAATTAAAGATACAGGTAAAAAAGTACTTGTAGCTTTCAGAACACTACCTGGAGATGCATATAGTTGTTTAGTTATTCCAACAGAAAATTTACCTGACGAATATCATAATGCAATTATTAATCTAGTAGAAAGTCCAGCTGCACAGCAGGCATATGAATTTGCTGAAGCACTAGATCGTACACAATTTCCAGATGGAAGCCGTATGTTACCATTTTTACACGGTAATGGACGACTAGTAAAAGTAAGTACAGCACAAGTTGAAATGACTCCTGTTATTGGAACTTCAATTTTGTTATCTGAATTAAACCAATTGATTGCTGAACAACGTGGTGTAGCTGTCGACGACTTGCACATCAAACCAGATAGTGGCGATGTTCCTAAAGAAGTTGCATCTGTTAAAGAACTACCAGCAGACGAACCAAAAGCATCAACTGCACAACCGACTTCATTTGATAGCGCAGAAGCTGAAGCAAAGTTCTATCGTAGTCAAGCAGATAAGTTAGCAAAACAAGCCGCAGAATTCCGTCGCAAAGCAGAGGAGTTGGTTCCGACCAAAAAAGCCAAGTGATTGATCAGGGAAGACATCTTCCCAAAGAAGTCGTCGATTGTTGGCCAGAAGTATTTGGAGAGGTAAAACTAAACGTTCTACCCTTACGGTATCTCCATGCTGTTATCATAACATTTAAAGACGGTAAAATTTGGGAAGTAAAAATAACAAAGGACGATCATGTAAAAGGCTGGGGTGCCTTTGAAAGATCAATTTCGGAACTTTATCGAAATTACGAAAGTCGAATTGATAACGTCGACTTTCGGTTAGACACAGAAAAGATAAGAAAAGATATCGAAAAAAATACCCAACGTTTTTTAAAGAAAAGAAAACTATAAATGAATGTTAAACTTTTATCCTATTCACAACCAACAGGCGAATTTAGAAACATGGGCATCTCGGATGCACAAGAACTCATTGCGTATTGCGCCCGTGTCAGCAATCCCAGCAATCAGCTCAATACAGAAACATCCGAGAAACTCATCAAATACCTCATCAAACATCAGCACTGGAGCCCACTTGAAATGGTCTCAGCCTGTATTGAAATCACAACAACCCGAGACATTGCCCGACAAATCCTTAGACACAGAAGTTTTAGTTTCCAAGAATTCAGTCAACGCTATGCTGACCCAACTAAAGATTTGGCGTTCGTTACAAGAGAAGCTAGACTTCAAGACACAAAGAATCGCCAGAACAGCATCCAAACGGATGATGAACGCTTACAACGAGAATGGGAACTTAGACAAAACAATGTTATCACAGAAGCAAGAATGGCCTACCAGTGGGCTATCGATAATGGTATAGCAAAAGAACAAGCCCGTGCCGTATTACCAGAAGGACTTACAGAAAGTCGTTTATACATGAATGGAACATTGCGTAGTTGGGTACACTTTATTGAATTACGCAGTGGACATGGAACTCAATTAGAACATCAAGAAATTGCAAAAGCCTGTGCTAAAGTGATAGCTGAGATTTTTCCAATGACCACAGATCTTGTAGCCAGTTAAAGTCATTAATTTTAGATAATGCCTCCTTATTGGAGGCATTTTTTTCACCGTATGCTCGTCCGGCGAGTGCGCCTAAATAGGCATAAAATCCAAACGGAACATCCTCGTTTAAAACACACCACACTTTTAATCTAGCTATTGATTCTACATTATTGATAACTGCCAACTTACAGCATTCTCGGAAAGCACTACGCCAAGTTGTAAAAGGATCAGTATTAAAAGCTGTAATGTTACTAACTTCTTCCATTGCTTTAAATTGCGAACTAATATTCATGGTCATATCCGTACTAGATGTGTCCATATTTAAAGTAAGTTTTTTTGGCAGTAGTTTTACACCACCATATCCATACTCAAGACCGTTAATAGGATTACGACTTCTCCATACATGAACTATATCGTACTCCTCTGGAGTTACTGCATAATCAAAATTAAATGTATCTAAAATGATAGCATCTGCATCAACTACCCAGAACATAGGAGTAAAACTTCTTTTTGCAGCTTCGATATGTGCTTGATGTATACCTTTGACTCCTTTAACATGTTTTACTAAAGGAAATCGATCTTTTAAACGAGCTAAATTTTCTTCTGCATTTAGTTCGTTATAACTAATAAAAACAATATCAAACGCGGCCACGAATTATCCTTGGTGTATTATTGTACACAGTCTTAAAAAACTTACTTCCCGCCGGTTCAAGATTTGCAATTTCAATGCCGCATTTTTCTCTTAGTTCATTACCATAAAAATTAATTTGATTGGCTTTTTCTTCGTCTGAGCAATTTTCGTAATGTTCATTCCAATAATTTGTTAACCAGTCAAAGTCTCTAACATTACTGTAATCCCAATCTGTACAGTTAGTTAATGCTGCGCCTTCTCTTGCACCAAGAATACTGTATATTCCATTCTTAACATCAGCACCAACACTACACCAAATTAACAATCTGTGATAATTTTGCCACCAGATTTTTTTAAGGTCTCCAACTTTGGCGCCTTGATCTAGTGACATTTTTACACCTTCTCGAAAACCTGCTCTCCATGCTTGAAACGGTGTTTCGTTTGTGTAGCTAACAGAATAGTTTTCATTAAACTG